GTGAGAGCTTTTGGAGTATCTTGAAGGGTAGACCCGCCTTAGAATTGTTTATGCGCGCATCGAGCGCTGATGACGTGTTTAGATTTTTTTGGTTTGTATTAGCTAATTCCATAGCTTTTACCAAGTAGGGGCGGGTATCTACCTCAGTGATCATTTTGTGGCGATTTAATTCGCCCTGATAGTGTTGGTTCTCAGCTTGTTTTTTTATGAGCTTTAGTTCTGCTTTCGCAGTTCTGGCGGTATTAACAGTGTCCGGAACGCCGGACATTGTATTTAGCATAGTTGCGCTGGCGCCAGCAGGTGTCGATGCCCCCTGATTTGCTGAGAGGATTGGGTTTAGGCCTGCCAGTTCGAGATCGCGGACTTCGCGCTGATGGGCAGTGTTAGACATTTGCTTTTGGAAAGCCATTTGTTCTCGCGCTATTTTAAGATTGGCTTTGTTCGCTGATTTTTGGCCTTTCGCGCTAGCGAGTCCGCCAAGAATGGCAGACCCGATAGTAGCGGCGGCGAGAAGGGACATTAGAACCTATCCATGTTGCCCGGTACTGAGTACAGCGGCATTGGGCGAGCGCATTTATAGTCAAAATACGCATCGAATAGGAAATGAGGTTCTGAAGTTACAGCGATTGCCCGGTCGAGCGGGACATTTTCCTCAATGAATTCGGAAGATAGAGTAGGCAGATCTTCGAATTCCTGAGATAGATGCCATACATCTAATGATTGAGGTGCTTGTGATCGGAACTCGCCAGTAATGAGAGATGGCTTGTAGCGATATTCTGCGAATCGTTCTTGGTACCCAAAGACTTCTTCATCTATTGAATTGCCTTGCACCCAGATTTCTTTATTTAGTACGGCTTGTTCGCCGATTTGTGCAAGTGAAGGCCAGTAGTAATCATACCGAGTGTCGCGAGACCACATACGGTTGATACCTTGTTGATAAGTTAGATCGGCTCTGACATTGATCAGACCGATGATTGTGCAGTGTTCAGTAAATGACTTTGTGAAGCCATGTCTGTTTAAGTTGGCTGTGCCGATTGCAGCCAGATTTCCCTGGGGGGTGGTGCCTTGAGGGTCGGTGTTGTTTGTTTGTGCTACTGGATTGATTGTTACTGGGGAGCTACCGCCTCCCAGATATTCCGGACGTTGAAGTCTAGAGTCCGGTGAGGTGACGCCGAAATGTGCGCGGATTACTTCGGTATAACGAGTACCGCCCCGGGCGTCTTTTTCCAACATTTTCTGGAGTTGGAATCCTTCGCGGATTGCGTTGACATCGAGCGCGCCGGCGGATATTTGCGCTACTAACTGAGGGTCGTCCCATTGCATTACGTTATCGCCTACGGCAACAACTCCGTTTCCAACTAGGTCTGTCCCTTGTCTTGTCCTGAGTAACATTGGTTGTGTTTCAGCGGGATTTTGGAATGAAGGTGTTGCTGCTGCTGAAAGGGGAACTACGGGTGCTGTTCCTGCCAGTGGCACAGCAACTGCTTCTCCTTTTTGAGGCCACGGCAGACAAGAAGTGAAGTAGTCGTGCCTTTTTCCCCGCTTGAGTAGCTCGTAGACGAGGGGGGATTGGTCACTGTCTGTTGTGATTTCGTCAACAGGATCCTGAAGGTTTTGGTCTCGAAACCACTCGTTCCAAATGAGGTTATAGGCGCGGTGGTGCAGCGCGTTAAACTTAAAACCGTCAACACCGATAGGAAGACCCATATAATCAGAAAGCGTGTTTTCTTCAATGGGTACGAGTTGATCGATTTTAGGAACGGTGTATTCGGTTGAGTCCCCCGGTGTGTCTTGTGAACCATTAAATTTTTCCCAATTTTCCCAGAGCAGTCTATTAGGCACTGCGAAGAAGAATGTTTCCATGTATAGGTTATCCATCAAAGGTTTGATGGGCGTAGCAAGACGGGCAAAGCCCGTCATGTTTAGGTTGAAAGTATCTCCCGGGAGAGCTTCATCACAGAAGATGGGAATAAGGTAAGAAGCATCGAAAGTAGTTTTAAGACCGTGACTCCGGTCAAACTGGGAGCGTTGTATTTCAGCTTGAGGGACTCGCGAGAATTGATGCTTCATTACGCTTTGCATGATTTATTCCTGTATTGTTTTGGATTGAGGTAAAAATTCTACACCATTTCCGAGGGACATTGGGGTATTAGGTTCGATTTTTCCGGTGTTATCGTCGTAGGTTCCCAGTAGGAACAGTGTGAAGTCTTGTGGGTGTTTTGCAATTAGTGAATTTTCTTGAGTCATTGTATCTTGGAATTGCCGGGTAGCTTGACCGTCAGTTTTGCAGTTGAAGGTTTGCATATAGCAGTCTGCTTTTACGTCGTGTATTGCGTATATTCTTGTGATCATGTTAATTGCCTTTTTAGTTTATTTAGACGATGGACTGCCACTTTTTCTTTAGTGGCGAGTCGTTCAGGTGTGTTTTCGTGTTTATGTTTTATTGCCTTTTCTCTCCTTTGATCTTTGATGAGTTTATGGATGCCTGGTGATTCTTTTTCAAGAAGTTTGTCATAGTACCTGGGGGGAGTTTGAGGTTGGTTCTTTTTTCCTGTATTGATTATTACTTCATCTGAGGGATATACGTCGTTTTTATATTGTTTGAACCATTCAGCGGCTATGCCGGGTTTTAATGACATTGCGTTGTATTCGGGTTGAAGTTGGATTATTTCACCAGTGTCTGTATCCAGTCTTTGGTAATGGTTTTCCGCCAGTTCGCCAGTGATTTTCTTCATCACGTATCTTGCGACGTAGGCGGCGGATTGATAGGAAACGTTTCCAATTTCGGAGTGCCCGAATTGCCATACTTTTTCCAGTTTCGGAGAACGATAGACTACGTTTTTTTCTCGGTATGCCCATTTATATTTGTCCTTGAAGTCGAGACCGAATAACAGTGCGTGGAAGTGTGGACGGCCGAGTTTCTCGCCGTATTCACCGCACATATAGTATCGGATTTTTTTTTGAGGAAAGGCTTTTCTAAGACGTTTCATAAATTTTTGAAAGTCTTTTTTGACGAGTTGCCCGTGTTGGGGCAGATGTTCGTCAGAGTAGGTAAGAGTAATGAAAGAGTTGTCTTGATGTAGGGACGCCTCGTGAATACAACGAGCCGCCCATTCTTTTGATCTTTTTAATCGACATCCCACGCATTGTCCGCATGGGAGATCGAGAGATTGACCGAGGGATTCAGCTTTTTTGAAGGTGATTTGTCCGGAGTAATTCCGATACGCCTTCAGAGGCTTGTGACAGGACACCGTCCTATAATCGGAAACCGCCGCGCATTGGAGCGGGACGGAAATTTTTTGAGTTGGTTTTTACAGCGGATTTTGTGAACCCTTTTCTGCTTTTAGAGCGAGAGATTTTTTTTCTATATTTCATACTTTTTACCTTTAGTTGTGGTGGTTTGTTAGGAGACCGACGGGAATTTGAAGCCCGTGGTGTCACCTAACACAGTTCAGAACAAGTAAATGAACTGTTTTGTGCCGTAAGTCAAGTGGTTTCTTCCGGCACGGTTTCGCCTTCGGCGGGATTCTCAGATTCTGAGAAAGGTTCTTCTTTCGTGATTTCAGGTTTTAGTAGACCCGCATCGACGAGATCGTCAATGCGGTTCGAGTCCCCTAAAGCATTGAAAAAGTCTTCGACGTTTTCAAAGCTTTCGCGGACTTCGGGTTTTAGATTTTCGAAAGTAGATTTTGCAGCCGCTAGATGATTTTGCATTGCATGGAAATCGACGGCGGGGGCGATTCCATATCTTGGAGTCATGCTTATGCCATGTTCGAGCATTCCGGTCTGATGGTAGTGTGAGATTACGTTATTTATATCGCACTCATGCTTGAAGGATTGTTTTGTAAGGCTATCGCCAAATTTTATCCTGGATGACTTATGTCGTGCTGAATAGGGATGACGTAGAGTTGGACGTTTCATCGTATGTACCTGCCCGGCATGATGGTTTTAGCGGCTGTTGAGACGGGCTGTGAGAGCTTTTGGAGTATCTTGAAGGGTAGACCCGCCTTAGAATTGTTTATGCGCGCATCGAGCGCTGATGACGTGTTTAGATTTTTTTGGTTTGTAT